CGTTGAACTCATGCTATGGTTCTCTTGGTAACCAATACTCACGTTACTATGACTTGAGGCTTGCGACTTCGATTACTATGATGGGTCAGTTGTCGATTCGTTTTGTTGCTGACCGACTCAACAAAAAACTGAACAAGGTATTTCGCACAGAAGATCAGGACTATGTTGCTTACATTGACACCGACTCTGTTCACCTGAAACTTGAGACAGCAGTTGAGCAGGTTGTGCCGGACGGAACCGAGCAAGAGAAGATCGAATTTCTACAAAAGACTGGTGCGGGTATCGGTACAATCATCAAAGACGCATTCAAAGAACTTGGTGGCTACACAAACAACATTGCCGACTCGATGAACATGGAATGCGAAGCGATTTCACGCAAAGCACTATGGACTGGTAAGAAGCGTTATGTTCTCAACGTGGTTGCTGACGAAGACCGGGTATATCCACACGCTAAGAACAAGATCATGGGTCTTGAGATTAAGCGGTCATCAACGCCAGATGTAGTCAAGCCATACATCGAACGGTCGATTGAATTGATTCTTGCGGGAGACATTCATGAATTTCGTAAGTACATCAACGAATGTAAGAATGAATTCTATACACTACCACCGGAAGACATCGCGTTTCCCCGTGGTGTATCGAGCATCAGCAAATTTATTCAAGGGCGTGGATATTCTAAAGGTACACCTATTGCAGTGCGTGCAGCAATCCTGTATAATAATCTAATCGAAGAGAAAATGATAACGGATAAGTATAGTCACATGACTGATGGTAGCAAGATTAAATTCTTGTACCTGACTATGCCCAACACAATTCATGAAAACGTCATCGGGTTCAACAATGCTCTACCCAAAGAGTTTGGACTTGATAAGTATGTAGACTACGATCTACAATTCAGCAAAACATTTATTGAGCCAGTCGAAGGTTTGTTGAAGTACATCGGCTGGACGATTGAAGAAAAACTAACCCTATTTTAATGGAGACACTTTATGGCATCAGCTTACGCATCAAAACTACTCAAAACTGTAAACAACGAATTCGCAGCAATTGCTGAAGATGGTATCCTTGGTGGTGACATCGAGTGGTATGTTGACACTGGTAGCTACGCAATGAATGCTCTGCTATCTGGTTCGATCTACGGCGGATACCCTGCTAACAACGTGACTGCTCTTGCGGGTAAGTCTGGTGTTGGTAAGACCTACTATGCAATGACTGCTTGTAAGAACTTCCAACGAGACAATCCCGATGGTGTTGTTCTTTACTTTGAATCAGAAGGTGCGATCCGTAAAGACATGCTCGACAAGTGGTGCATTGATACTTCGCGGTTTGTTATCTTCCCTGTTGTTACAGTTGAAGATTATCGTAAACAGCTTGTCGATCTGATCGAAGCATACGATCCAAAGAACGACCCACGTATCTTTGTTGTTCTTGACTCGATGGGTAACTTGTCTACCAAGAAAGAAGTTGATGACATCATCAATGACACTGGTAAGAAAGACATGACTCGCGCACAGCTTATCAAGGCAACATTCCGTGTTGTAACTCTGAAGGCAGCACAAAAGGGAATCCCGCTTGTCTTGACCAACCACACCTATGCTGAAATGGGCGCGATGTATCCAAAAGATGTTATGGCGGGTGGTTCGGGTCTTGTCTATGCTGCATCCACGATTGTGTTCTTGGGCAAACTCAAGGATAAGGAAGGCAGCGAACAGGTCGGTGTCAAGATTCGTGCCAAGCTACCGAAGTCACGATTGACTATTGAAAACTCAGAAGTCATGACTCAGGTAAACTTCAAGAAGGGACTGAACCGATACTTTGGTCTGGTCGAACTTGCAGAGCAAGCAGGCATTGTACAGAAGAATGGTACTCGCTATGTTTGGGTTGATGGTAAGAACTACTACGAGAAGGCAATCTACAAAGAACCAGATAAATTCTTCACCAAGGATATCCTTGACAAGATTGATGCATTCACACAATCCAAGTTTACTTACCAAGGTGGTGAGAGTGTTGATGAAATCCTTGAAGAAGTAGAAGGCGACGAATGATCTACATTGACAAACTACTACCGTGGAAACGTAAAAAGACAGTAGAGCGTAAAACATACTCATACGAGTTTGAGGATGTCTATGAATACCAAGACAGCGATGAAGTACATGCTGGCATTCGTATCAAAGACGGTCCATACAAAGACTTGCTTTATGCATACAAAGAAGTTAAACTCATAGAGGAAGGCGAATCACTTCGCGTCAAGTTCGAATGGATTCCGCTAGAGAACAAACCGGAAAATGATACGCAAGATTTGTATGATGTTCTTGGCGACATCCTCGTAGACATTATTGATAAAAACCCACCAGACGAATCGGGAGACACAAAAGTATGAGCGCAGACATTGAAGAATTCATTCTCAAAGAAGTTGTCAACAACGAAGACTATGCACGTTCGGTGTTGCCGTATGTAAGGGGTGAATACTTCACCAGTGATGTTTCGCGTCTTGTGTACCAGCAAGTCAAAAAGCACTTTGATGATTACAATAGCCTACCCACCAAGCAGGCATTGACGATTGATGTCACCAACAACGCGATGCTGTTTGAGAAGCAGTTTGAAAAAGCAGCAGAGATTGTTGATGAGATGTACGAAACAAATCATCAAAACTCAAACATGGATTGGGCAGTCAATCGAACGGAAGAGTGGTGCAAAGCAAGAGCGATGTACAATGCTATCCTAGACTCTGCTGCAATCATCGACCCAAACAACAAAGACAAAAACAAGAAACCGTTCGGTGCTATCGAAGGAATGGTTCGTGATGCGTTGTCTGTGTCGTTTGATAACTCTGTTGGTCACGACTACTATACTGATACTGATGCTCGTTATGATTTCTATCATAGCAAGAAAACACAAGTTCCGTTTGGTATGGATTGCTTCAATGAAATCACCGGCGGCGGTCTTCCCAACAAAACACTAAACATTGTACTTGCTGGTGTTCACGTTGGTAAGTCTATGTTCATGTGTGACTATGCAGCTAACGTCTTGCGTCAAGGTAAGAAGGTGTTGTACATCACCTGCGAAATGGCAGAAGAAAAGATTGCGGAACGTATCGATGCAAACTTGATGGATGTTGAGATGCAGGATGTTGCGACATTCTCCAAGGCAGAGTATAAGAAGCGTGTTGGTAAACTACATGCATCACACGGACTAAAGGGTGGACTGAAAATCAAAGAGTATCCAACGGGTACTGCGAATGCTTCACACTTTCGTGCGTTGTTGAATGAGTTGGCATTGAAGCAAAACTTCACACCGGATGTTATTGTCATCGACTACCTAAACATTTGTGCGTCGATGCGATTCAATGGTGATGCGTCTAACTCGTATGGTTACATGAAAACTGTTGCCGAAGAGATTCGTGGTTTGGCAATCGAATTCAATCTACCAATCCTTACAGCGTGTCAGGTCAATCGTGGTTCGTTCAAAGACACTGACTTTGACATGGATGGTATTGCTGAATCGTTTGGTATCTCCGCGACTGCCGACTTCATGTTTGGTATGATCACAAATGATGTACTGAAAAAACACAACGTAGTTTGTATCAAACAATTGAAGAACCGATACAACGATGCAGGGGCAAGGCAGCGATTCGTGATTTCTGTGAACCGGGCAAAGATGAAATTCACGGATGCCGATCCTGCTGCCCAAGCATTGATCTCAACCGGTATTGCCGGGGCAGGCGTGACACCGGGACCAATGCCGGGCGGTGGCTCACCACCACCGACATCCCCCTTTGGTGGTATGTCTAAGCCGGGTGGTACAGGTCCGCTCAAAATATAACCCTAAAAGGTTATTTGACATCGGTGGAATTTATGCTATAATTTACCTGTAACCCGGTTCCCCTGACGAAAGGTTTTTCGATGGTTTATGCGGTGCGAAATGTTGAGAGCGGCGAGTATTACCGGCTCCGAGCAGACACCAGCGTGAAGGTGCTGAAATGGCTAGAGGCATTTTCGACTCTTGCCGTGGCAAAAACAGTGCTTCACACCGTCGAGGAAGCAATGCCTGAACTGATGGGCAAACTTTATGTGCTGCCCGTTCCCGTGGACAACACAGCAGATAGATAAATAGTTGGATGCGGTCACCTGAGAACCGCGAAACCCCAAAAAGGATGGCTATCCGCCGATCAAATGGAAGACAAGATTAGACAAGCATACGTTGAAGGTCGTGATGCGTTTTACAACGGAACACAAATCAAAGACAACCCTTACATTGCTGCGTTGAATCGAGATTTACACTCTGCATGGTGCAGAGGATTCGTTGAGGCAGAAGTCGAAAGTTACACTTACGCTTAGAAAGGCAAACAAATTTGGCTATGGAAAAGGTTACGTACAAGGAAGCTAAAAAAGCATACGATAATGGCAAACCCGTTTACTTTATGAATGAGCATGATCTGACTCACACAACAGTAAAAGAAGCTGCGGTTGAAGTCACGAATGATGGCAAAGAATTCACTGATCACACCAAAGAATGGTACATGTTCAACTATTGGGGGAATGCCAAACCGGAACTAACGTACTACGTATAATTCATTTCTGTTTCACCAGACCGATATGATCAAACTCTTGATCTTGTCGGTCTTTTTTTATACAATAGGTCTATGAACCCACAACTCATCGAAGAAAAATATATCAACCTGCTGTCTCCACAGCTTGAGATGTTCAAATGGAAGAAGAACAACTTAGCAAATGTGCGTTGTCCTATCTGCGGCGACTCACAGAAGAAGAAGAGACTAGCACGTGGTTATTTCTATCTTTCCAAGAATCAACGATTTCGCTACAAGTGTCACAACTGCGGTTGCAACCTAAGCACCAATGAGATGCTTGAAAAAATCTCACCACATCTTCATGCCGAGTATCGTCTTGAATATCTCAAGGAACTTGGTGTTGGTAAGAAAGAGAAAGTAACAAAGCGAGAAGGTCAAGACTATTCACAAAGCAGGAATGTCACAAACGGACAGACCGGAATACCGAGAGAACTGGAAACACTGACACCAGTGAATACGCTTCCTGTATTTTCGTCTGTCTATCGCTACATCAAAGAAGAGCGACAAATCCCAAAAGACAAGATGAATCGTCTTTACTATACAGACAACCTACAAGCGTATGTCAAAAAACTGTACACTAAATACGGTCACAACATTGAAGACATCGAAGAGAAGTATCCAAAGGATGAGCGTATCGTCATCCCTACAATCGACAGAGACAACAAACTGATTGCGATGTCTTGTCGTGCGGTTGGCGATACAGACAAAGCACTTCGATACATTACGGTCAAGCTCGATGAGTTTGCACCAAAAGTCTTTGGTATGAATCACGTTGATTTTAATAAAAAGGTCTACGTTGTCGAAGGGCAGATCGACTCCCTGTATTTACCAAACGCTTTGGCAGTTGGTGGATCAAGTCTACACATTGTTGAGAGTTTGCTTTCACCAACAGAGCATGGTGTTGACATTGTTTATGTTCACGACAATCAACCCCGAAACCGAGAGATTGTAAGAGAAGTTAAGCGGTCGGTTGAATCTGGCGCGAAGGTTTGCATTTGGGGACCAAACACTCAGATTAAGTATGGTAAAGACATAGGCACTATGATAGAATATGGAATGACCCCTGAGCAAGTGCGATGGGAAATTGATAAGAGAACATTTACAGACATTCAAGCAAGATTGGAGTATAGCCGATGGGCAAAGATTTGAAACGAGCAAAGAAGCTAAAAGAACGCGCAAGATCAAAGAAGACAAAAGAGGCAAAGGAACGGCAGGCGGCGAAAGCACGAATTGATGCTTTGATGGATAAGATCGTTCGCGGTCCCGCTGAAGTTCTAACGAAAACAACTAATGACTTTGACATCACTGATGGTGTTCACATGAAGCACGCAAAATTGGTGGTAGATGATCTAACAGAAGTGCTTGAAGCAACTGCACATGGTGTTGGTCTTGCTGCTCCACAGATTGGTGCTACTGGTTCTGCGTTGGTTTGGAGAAAGACACCTATCTCAGAAATCAGCCACATGCTAAACCCAAAGATTCTGTCTTCGTCCGAAGATACACAATCCATGCATGAAGGTTGTCTATCGTATCCCGGTTTCTTTGTTGAGGTTGAGCGACCTGTTGAAATTGAAGTCGAGTTTAATCGTCTAGACGAAACCGAAACCCACAAAGAAACATTCAAGGGATGGGAAGCTCGCGTTCTACAACATGAGATTGATCACTTGAACGGTGTGTGCAAAGTTGGTGATTCGCCAGAAGAAGAACGTCAAACCGTTAAGGGTAAGAAATGAGTTACATACCCACAATCGATGAAAGCTACACATATGATGCTTTACTAAGAGATGTTTTAGAGTTTGGAGAAGTCCGTGAAGATCGGACTGGTGTAGGAACACAATCTGTGTTTGCACCAGAAGATGTTTGCTACAATCTAACACATGCGTTTCCGCTACTGACTCGTCGAAAAATCTTTTTTCGCGGTGCTGTTGAAGAGCTATTGTTCTTCCTGCGTGGCGAGAGAGATACGTATCGGCTTGAAAAGCTAGGTGTAAACATCTGGCATGGAAACACAACACGTGAATTCTTAGATTCTCGCGGATTGTATCACTTGGATGTTGGCGACATGGGTGCTGGTTATGGTTGGCAGTGGCGACGTTTTAACCAACCACTGAAACGTGAAAACGCTATGTTTGGACCCCCGGCAATTGATCAAATCGCAAACGTGATTGAATCCATCAAGGAAGACCCATACTCCCGCCGACACATTGTGACTGCATGGAACCCGGCACAACTGGACGAGATGGCACTCCCACCGTGTCATATTATGTTTCAGTTTTATGTAAGCACAACAGGAACACTATCCTGTAAAATGTATCAACGATCTGTTGATATCGGTTGTGGTCTTCCATTCAACATTGCATCCTATGCATTGCTTACGATGATTATTTCTAAAGTTTGTGGATTGACTCCCGGCGATCTAACGATTACAATGGGCGATGCTCATGTGTACAACAACCACGTTGATACACTGGCAGACATGTTAGAAACTCGCAAACCCCAAGAGTTTCCATCGCTCAAGATCAACCGTGATCTAAAATCAATTCGTGACATAGAAGCTCTGTGCTACGAAGACTTTATTTTAGAAAATTATAATCCACTCCCCACTATTAAGCTAGAAATGGCAGTGTGAAGATTCGCGTCTTTCTAAATACCACCTGTTCACCCCTACACTCTAACTCACCGGAGAATTTATATGTCCGTTAAGGCACTTCAAGAATACACACGTTACGCAAAATATGCACGATACATACCGGAAAAAACAAGAAGAGAAACATGGGCTGAACAGACGAATCGTGTGTTTGAAATGCACGAAAATAAATTAGGCAACGAGACACTAGAAAAAATTAAAGACGAGTTTGACTTTGCTAAGTCGGCAGTGATGAAAAAGAAAGTGCTTGGTTCACAGCGTGCTTTGCAGTTTGGTGGTCAAGCCATTCTCGACAAGCAAGCAAGAATTTATAACTGCACTGTCTCATACATTGACCGACCACGATTCTTTCAAGAGTGTTTCTATCTATTGCTATGTGGTTGTGGTACTGGTTTCTCTGTACAAACACACCACGTAGACAGGCTGCCATCTATTGCACCACGAACGAAGTCAACAAAAACCTATGTCATCCCCGACTCTATTGAAGGTTGGTCTGATGCTCTTGGTGTTCTACTTGCGTCTTATTGGGACACCGACAAGACTGAGTTTAGTGAATACCGTGGGCATAAGATTGTCTTTGACTATTCACAAATTCGTCCTGCTGGCGCGCCTCTTTCTTGGGGCGGCAAAGCTCCCGGTCCTGAAGGTCTATTCAACTCACTGACAAAGATCGAAGAACTGATCGAAAGTCGAGTAACCGAAGGCAACAATACACTGCGACCCATTGATGCATATGATATCACTATGCACGCATCGGATGCTGTTCTGTCTGGTGGTATTCGCCGCTCTGCTACAATCTGTCTATTCTCGCATGACGATGAAGAGATGATAAACGCGAAGACTGGTAGTTGGTTTATCGATAACCCGCAGCGTGGTCGTTCAAACAACTCTGCTGTTCTTGTCCGCAATGAAATCACGAAAGATGAATTCAAGGTTTTGATGGATTCGGTTCGTCAGTTTGGTGAACCCGGCTTCGTGTGGGCAGAGAACCGTGAAGCACTATACAACCCGTGTGTTGAAATTGGTATGTGGGCATACTGGCAAAACGACGGAAGCGACGAGTGGAAAGAAGCGGCACAAAACGCTTACCAAACCGTTGATGTTGATGGTGAAGAGTGTATCACTGGTTGGCAATTCTGTAACCTGTCTGAAATCAACATGCGTAAGTGCAAGACAGAAGAAGACTTCTATGAAGCATGTAAGGCATCGGCAATCTTGGGAACAATCCAAGCATCGTATGATTGGTTTGAGTATCTAGGAACAGTGTCGCATAAGATTGTTTCGCGTGAAGCACTACTTGGTTGTTCGATGACTGGTATGATGGATTCGCCTGAGATCGCGTTTGATCCTGCTATTCAAAAGAAGGGTGCAAAGATCATCCTTGATGTCAACAAAGACATGGCAAAGAAGATCGGTATCAACGTAGCAGCAAGAACAACGTGTGTTAAGCCTGCTGGATCAACTTCATGTATTCTTGGTTCTGCTTCTGGTGTTCACCCCCACCATGCTAAGCGATACATTCGTCGCGTCCAAGCAAACAAGATGGAATTCCCTGCTCAATACTTTGCTGAGCATAACCCGCTTGCTGTCGAAGATTCTGTTTGGTCTGCAAACGGAACAGACGTTGTGCTATCGTTCTGCTGCGAAGTGCCTGATGGTGCAAAGACAAAGAACCAAATCGGTGGTCTAGACTTGCTTGAGTATGTTCGTACAACTCAACAGAATTGGGTCAAGGCAGGAACACGTGAAAAGGAATCGACCCGCGATTGGTTGCGACACAATGTTTCCAACACTATTACTGTCAAGCCTGATGAGTGGGAAGCGGTTGGTGACTTCATCTACAAGAACCGTAAGTGGTTTGCTGGTATCTCATTGCTACCATTCTCTGGCGACCTAGACTATCCACAAGCCCCATTCACTGCTGTTCACACACCAACTGAAATCGTGCGTGAGTATGGTGAAGGTTCGTTGATGGCATCGGGTCTGATTGTTGATGGTCTTCGTTCGTTTGATAATAACCTATGGGCAGCATGTGACTGTGCTTTGGGTATCGGTGAACAACTCGATCTAACGGAAGACGAGAAGAAACTAACAAACGGAACACTAAAAACTCTACTAGAATCCAAGATGGAAAAAACCGAGTGGGTTCGTCGTGTAAAGCAGTTCGCAGACCGTTACTGCCAAAATGACCAAAACATCGATCCACTAAAGCGTGCTACACACATGATGAAATGTGTCCATAACTGGAAGCTATGGTGCGATCTAAATAGAGACTACAAAGACATCGACTGGTCTGACGTTGTAGAAGAAGACTACGAGATTGACATGAACAACTTTACTGGCGGTGCTGCTTGTAGTGGCGGAGCTTGTGATGCTGGCGATCTTGGCGACTCAATCAAAGAAGCTAGCAAAGAGGGTGTAGCATGATCAAACACTTACCCATGCAAGCAAAGATTGACATGGCAAACGGTGTACCGCCATCGATGATTGCTAAAATTTATGCCGAATACTTCACAAACGAAACAGAAACATACCTAGACTGGTTGTGCAAGTATTACAGAGAAGTATACGATAAACAACAAAATGCAGTTTGAATTCGACAACAAAACAACAATAGAATGTGAAGGATGTGGTGCGCGTGTTGCCGTACTACATGACCATGAACTTATCACGTTTTGCCCTGTATGCGGAGAAGATGTACAGGGTGAAACTGATGAGTGGGTTCTTCAGCATATAGAAAATGAATAAATACTTGCATGAAGATTGCAGGTATCGACTTTTCACTGACTTCCCCCGCCATTACTATACATGACAATGGCGAGGTCACTTATCATTTCCTGACTAGCAAAAAGAAACTGCTAGGGAAGTTCCGCAAACAGACAATCATTGGATCAGAGTACAAAGAGTGGAAAACACAAGAAGATCGCTATGACATTCTTTCCGAGTGGGCATTGGGTGTTGTCAAGGATTGTGATGTTGTCAGATTAGAAGGATATGCGTTTGCCGCGAAAGGTGCTGCTATCTTTCAGATTGGTGAAGCAACAGGAATCACAAAATACAAATTGTGGCAGAACGGAATCAAGTTTGATACCATTGCACCATCGAGTGTAAAAAAGCACGCCACCGGGTCGGGGCGTGCTGATAAAAGTATGATGTATGATGCGTTTTATGAAAAGACTAATATCGATTTATTAAAAGTACTAGATGTGAACAAAAAAGACATGAACCCGGTTTCTGATATTGTAGACTCCTATTTTATCTGCCAGTCCCTTCTTTCAAAGATTGGTTCTCCTTCTTGAGATCATCAATCTGTTTGATGTATTTAGCTTCGACTGCTTCGTATGCATCATTGAAGCTAGCCGCTTTTGCCTTACGGAAAACCTGTTCCACCAGATCAGACATCTTCTCTTGGTCGGGACTAAACCGACTTCGCATGAGCATGAACAACTCTGTCCTATCGCGTTTTGATAGAATTTCCCACGGTTCATCGTTGTTTGCCGCATCAAGCACTGCCTTAAATTCCGCCGAAAGACTTTCATAGAATTCCTTACCAGTTGCTTCAGTGAAGATGCTTGCTGCTTTGGTAAAATCCTCTGTGTAGAATTCAGCCGCTTTTTCGGATGTGTCAATTGCCATAGTTAGCTCCCTAGTTGAGTTTGTTTGAAATCTTGGTTTTCAGTCTATAGTTATATGCCTGTCGGCGGTATGACTTCTTTTTCCGCTTTGATGACATACGATATGTCTCTGTAGCGGTTTCCAGTGAAAGACCTAGTGTTTCTGCTAGGTATTTACATGTATCCAGTTTGGTCGCTTCATCGATCAAACCAGCCTCTTTCAGTCTTCGCTTGTTCCATGCAAACGCACACCGACGCAAAGACAATTTGATGTCTGTGTCTTGCTTGCTGTAAAACGTAGACGCTTCTGTTTCGGACATCCCTTCGGTTATCGACAACATATTGATAACCATGTAGATGTCTGCTTCAGGTGCTAGATGCTTTCTTGTTCGTACACGTTGACGAACATCGTCTAGTCCCTTTGCCTGTAGTTTACGGACAACCGATTTGTTCTTGCGTTTCCATACACCAGCAAACCAATCTTCCATGCCCAACTCTTTGATCTTGTCTGCCACTACCTTTCCGTATGGATCGGTGCGGGTTTCATTGATCTTCGTATCATCACGGGCAATCTTGCGAAAGTCATCATAGGTTTCAGCTTGAGGATATAGCTTGACGATGTATACCGTCATTTCCATGATCTTCTGCGGTGGTATGTTCGCGTGGTTAGACACAAGCTGCCAAGCATATGCCTTCGCTTTTTTATAGCGAATGTGCTGATCGCTTTGCTTTAGATCATCTGCCGTGATGCCTAGCCGACCACGAAAGAATTTGCGAAACTTCCGCAACTCGATTTCGATGAGGTCGTGGCATTCCCTACACACGTTCATGAAGTTATCGGAAAACGTGCTTTGATCAAAGTTACGTGAAAACGCATAGGGTACAATGTGATGCTTGGTGATTGTTTTGTGTTCACCACAACATTCACATGTTCCTTCTTCGGTTCCTACACCGGGGTTCACGTTGTTGATACTATTTGTCAGCAAAATATTCTCGTAGTTCTTCTACCAATTGTCATTCATGATACCTAATGATACCAAAATTTTGCGTCGAATACCACCCTTAATCGACGCAAAATTGCGTAGAAAAAGGTCTTGACATGGTTGACAGGACTTGCTACAATTACATTGTCTTAGAAAAGGATAATTCTAACTATAGAAAGGTACATCCAAATGGTTAATTGCAATAGTGAAGTTGATGGTCTGTGTAAAGCATACGAGAGTACACTGCTCCGTATCCAAGGTATTCTGCTGGAATTGCAGACCACCGCAGAAGAAGAGAACCGGGGTTATACCCGCAAAGAGGTAGATGACGCTATCAACCTGTGTGACGAGATTGTGAGAGCTACCACTAAGTAGGTATTTGTCAAATAAATTGATGAAATAACCCCTAATCGGTATTGCAAAAAATCAATTTTATGGGATAATGGTCTTGTTGGGTTGGGGGGTGAGTGATGCGGCTCGCCACTCAGGGAACAAAGATCACGCCGGTCTTTCCCCCCAGACCTGACACGTTTTACACCTTTTACTTATGGAGTTTCTACCTATGACTGATTCGAAAAACACTATTTTTGTTGATACCGTTAATGCTCACGATGAGATCGATGTTCTCATCAAGTTTGCTGGTTGGAATGTGAAGAAGACCCGTATCACGCCTATTGATAAGGTGTTCGGTACTACTACCGATGGGTCTACCTTTGGTTTCCGTCTTCCCGAAGACCGTGAAGCGACAGCATACCCTACGTCAAAGGGATACGCTGTTAAGGAATTTATTCGTGCGATGTTTGGTCGTTCGCCTAAGCATGAAGGTGATACTTCTGCTGACGTTCGATACATTCGTGTTGCTGGTGTTGTCGGTACGACACACAATGTCCGGTTCACTGAATCGGCAACATTGCCAAGTCACATTCCGTCAATGCCGCAACTGCGGTCGATCCGATCTGGTCGTATGATTAATCGACCTGTCATCAAATCAATCTACAAAGTAGATGGTGATGCTCTTGTCCGTGATACTGAAATGGAAAATGTCTTGTCCGTGAACAAGGCACGATTCATTGACTTTGAATAAGAAAGGATACCCCTGTGTCAAGTCAAAATAGTTCTGCTAATTCTGGATTTCCCCTTGGATTGGTACTGTTTATTGTTTTCCTTGTATTGAAACTGACCGGCACGATTGACTGGTCGTGGTGGTGGGTCACATCCCCGCTATGGATTCCGATTGCTCTTGTTGTGTTGATTGGGGTGGTTCTCGGGATTGTTCTATGTGTGATGGGTCTAATGAAGAAGTGAACATGAGCGAAGAACCAAACAAGACGTATAACATTGGTGATACTGTAGAACTGACTGTTAAGTATGTTGAGAATGATAATATTCGTGCGCTTCCATGCCTAAAAACATTTGATGTGGATGATGTGTTATGGATGGTCATGTTTCCGCATCAGAATGATGCCGTTCTAACATTCTATAATAGAATGGGAAACTACGAATTGATGCGCCGCAGTCTAACTCCGAAGACGTACGGCAATTGGGCAAGGTATCTTCATGTCACTGGCGTTGTTGGTGAGAGAGCATCCGGATTGCTTGGTGCTGGTGTAGCAGAAGGATACGTCTTGAATACTTTAGAATTTCATGGTTTATATCATTCCAACTTGGGCGGAAAAACCCGCGATGAAGACCCTAATGCTAGACTTGCACCTGATTTTAGGCTAAAAGAAATTTTGCAATTATTGAACAAAAAGGGTTGAACGGGACTAAATAGTTGCTACAATATATCAGATGAGAAAAGAAAACAGGGTATAGTAGAGCTTGGTAATACGCTGCATTTGGGATGCAGAGATCGTCGGTTCGAATCCGGCTACCCTGATTGGTCATTTGACCGCAAAACGAGCCATTTGTCAGTGGCTAGTCGCTGCCCGCGATGATGAGAAGTGCAATGACACGCACAAGGGAATGCTGGTACAAAGGGAACTTGGTGGAGGTTGCCGCAGCAACCGTTGAAACTCCCCGGCGTATAGTAAAAAGTCAGCGAAGATCGGTAGGCTATCCCGATCAATTTATGCTCCCGTGGCGAAATTGGTATACGCGCGGATTTTAGGTGTCCGTTCCTTGCGGAGTGTAGGTTCGAATCCTATCGGGAGCATTCACAACTTAGGAATTTTATTATGAATGATGATGTACCATGTGGCGATTCAGTAGTCGAAGAGAATGTAAAGTTTCTCCGTGATCGATCAAACGTCGGTCAAAGAAAGTATGGCGTAACTCTTGACAGGGATGACCTTTCTCCTGTAGAATGGGTACAACACTTACGAGAAGAGTTAGCCGATGCACTGAACTATGCTACGGTTGTTCAACGAAAGATGAATGATGAGTAAAGCGATTGATACCCCGATTGGTGACATTTTGATTTCACCGTGTCTACCAGTGGTTTATGATTTGGGTCCATACCCTGTATCGGATCAGTATTTACTAACCCGCGATGTTGCTGAATACTA